CATATAACGTAGATTCATTCAATATGTCTGATAAGATATTGGAGAATACTATCCTTTTACATAGAAAAAAAGAATCCAACACTTTATATACTATAAATGCACTTAATGATTTAATCCGTTCTTTAAATGGAGGTAATTTAGATAAATCATATAGAGTAAATTGGCAAGATTACCGCAACTGTATTCTACTTACAACCAGTGGCGAGTTAAAAAAATTAGATACCAAAGTACATGAAATAATTAATTTCTAGTTTGGTTATCTAAAGTAAGGTTATTATATTATAAATGTTTCATTAAAAAGTTATAAAAAGATGAATTTAGATTTAATCTCAAGCAAGTTAGAACAAATCCAGGCAAAACCTGGTCAAAACAATCAACAAAAATTTGACCGTAGTCAGTATTTTTGGAAAGCTCCTATGGGCAAAACACAAATTCGTTTTGTACCCTTTAAGGAAAACAAAGAAAATCCATTCTCTGAAGTGTATTTCCACTATGGAATTGGAAACCGTACAATGATCTCACCTATTAACTATGGTGAAAAAGATCCTATTGTTGAATTCTCAAAAGAATTACGTAAAACATCTGAACCTGAAAACTGGCGTTTAGCTAAAAAACTAGAACCTAAAATGAGGATTTTTGCTCCTGTAGTAGTTAGAGGAGAAGAAAATAAAGGTGTACGTTTTTGGGAATTTGGAAAACAAATTTATCAAGAATTACTTAGCTATGCTGCTGACGAAGATTACGGTGATTTTACAGACGTAGTATCTGGGTTAGATATGACAGTAGAAGTAGTTCAAGGTAATCCTTATCCACAAACTTCAATTCGAGTTAAACCAAAACAATCACCATTATCAGATGATAATACTCAAGTTGAAAAATGGTTAGACGACCAACCTGAATTGTTAAAATATTATAAGAAATATTCTTATGATGAAATGAAAACAGCACTTCAAGATTGGCTGAACCCAGAAGAATCTACTGAAGATGCAGGAAGTATTGTAGATGGTCCTGCAAGTGACCTTGGTACTGATACTGGTTATACGCTAAACATTAAACAAAAAGAAGAAGTTAGCGATAGCGAATTCGAAGATTTATTTAAAGATTAATTCTTATGGCTAAGAAAAAAGCAAGTCTTGGAGGCGATATCTCCAAGTCTGTTAAGGGGACATTCTCCCTTGATAAGTTCAAAGCTGCTAAAGGCTTAGGAACAGCAAACAACACTTTTAAAGATCAGGAATGGATACCATTATCTCCTGCTTGGCAGGAAATGGTATCGTTACCTGGTATCCCCCATGGTCACATTACTTTATTACGTGGACACTCAGATTCAGGTAAAACAACTGCTTTATTAGAGGTAGCTGTAAATGCCCAAAAAATGGGAATTTTACCTGTATTCATTATCACAGAGATGAAATGGTCTTGGGAACATGCCATTCAGATGGGATTAGATGTGCAGTTAACTAAAGACGAAAATGGTCAAGTTACAAGTGTAGATGGTAATTTTATTTATGCTGATAGAGGTCAATTAGGTACTGTAGAAGCTGTTGCAGGATTCATGGCAGATCTAATGAATGAACAAGCAAAAGGGAATTTACCTATGGATATGGTATTTTTATGGGATTCAATTGGATCTGTACCATGTCAAATGTCAGTTGAAAAAGCTAAAAACAATAATGAGTGGAATGCTGGTGCAATGTCAACTCAATTTGGAAACTTTATCAACCAAGAAATTCTATTATCACGTAAAGAATCATATCCATACACTAACTCACTAGTTGCTGTTAACAAAATATGGGTTGAAAAACCAATTGGACCTATGTCACCACCTATTATGAAAAATAAAGGTGGAAACACAATGTTCTTTGATTCAACCTTAATTGTAACATTTGGTAACATTTCAAATTCAGGTACTTTAAAAGTAAACGCTGTAAAAGATGGTAAAAAAGTAGAATGGGCTAAGAAAGTAAAAGTAGCCGTAGAGAAAAACCACATTACAGGCGTTACAACTACAGGTAAAATTGTAGTTACCCCTCACGGATTTATATCTGATACTAAAAAAGATATAGATAACTATAAAAAATCTCATCAATCAGAATGGGGCGCTATTTTAGGTGAAGGACCATTTGAGGTAGTGTTAGAAGGTTCAGACGAAGAAGACTTTAAAAATATAGCTTCTACGTCGGATGAATAAAACCTACCAAGATATTCTCAATAACTTGCATGAGGAATCTACACTGGAGCCCCTGCACCTAAACAGCAGGGTGCTCCTAATAGATTCAATGAATACATTTTTGCGTTCATTTGCAATGATACCTGCTATCAACCCACAAGGTAATCACGTTGGAGGTTTAGTTGGTTTTATGAAATCATTAGGTTATGCTATTAAATTGATTAAACCAACTCGAGTTATATTAGTATTTGATGGTCAAGGAAATATTACAAATCGTAGAAATACTTATTCTGAATACAAAGCAAACCGACAGATAAAACGAATTACTAATTTTAATGTATTTTCTACATTAGAGGAAGAATCAGAATCTGTCGCTACCCAAATGATGAGACTACTTGATTATCTCAAGTGTCTACCTGTTAACATTTCTATTATAGATAAAATAGAAGCAGACGATACTATAGCTTATCTTTCTCAAAAGTTAAAAGACGATATAGTAATCTACTCTGCTGATCAAGATTTCTTACAATTAGTAGATGATAGAGTTACAGTTTATTCTCCTATTAAAAAGAAATTTTATAGACCAAACGATGTATTTGAACAATATGGTTTATATCCACACAATTTTATCACAATGAAATGTTTAATGGGCGATAAATCAGATAATCTACCAGGGGTAAAAGGTCTAGGTCCTAAAAAATTAATGAAGTTTTTCCCTGAAATAGCAGGTAAAGAAAAATTTACATTACAAGAAGCATACCAAAAAGCTACTGATAAAGTAGACGAACATGGGATTTATGGTAACGTTCATTTATTTAAAAAACAATTAGAAATAAACTATGAATTAATGTGTTTAGAAGAAATTGAACTAATAGATGCTGACCAACAAGAATTAGATCAGCTTATAGAAACTAAACCCTATAATTTTAATAAAGCCCGTTTTTTAGGCATGTACGAGAAAGATTTATTAGGTCGTGGAATTCCTAATACAGAATTTTGGTTATCCGAAGTATTTTCTTATCTTCAAAATTATAAAATTAAATAATGGAAATTAAAGAAATCTTTTCAACCCCAATTTTAGAATATGAAATTAATTCTTCATTAGCTGATAAAGTAGAAGAAACAATTCTTCCAAAACTTAAAGATTTAGAATTTACTGGACAAAATTATACTGATTTTTTTAGTAGTCCTTTAGTAGAATACCCAGAAATCTCAGATTTAATTAATACAATATACTCTCAAGCTTGTAATTTTTGGAAAAAAATTGGTTTTAAAGAATCTAAAAATATTAATTATTGGATTCAAGATTATAAACCTACAAATTACCACGAAGAACATAATCATGGTATAGTAAATCTTTCAGGAACATATTGGGTTAGAGCTAACCAAGATGCCGGAAATTTTGTATTTAGAAACCCAAATCCTTTTATATCCGTATCACAGAATATTATAAATGAACCTACAGATTATAATAATGAATTTTATGAAATCTCTCCTAAAAAAGGTAAATTTATTTTATTCCCCAGTTTCATATTTCATAGTGTAAAACCAGGAGGATCTAATTGTATAAGAACATCACTTGCATTTAATTTTAAATAGGTTATGACATTAAAGAGTTTATCTCAATATGGCCCTCATTTTCAAGTAAAGGTTTTACATTCATTATTAAAGAATAAAAAATTCTTATTAAATATTCGAGATGTAATTTTACCTGCTTACTTTGAAAATGAAGCTCACAAATGGCTTGTAAAAGAAGCACTACAATATTTTGATGAATATCATACAACCCCCACTTTAGATTTTCTTAAAATTGAGGTAAAAAAATTAGATAATGAGGTTTTAAAAACAGCTATTGTTGATCAACTTAGAGAAGTTTACAAAATGGTAAACGATGATCAAGAATATATTGAACAAGAATTCTCTAGTTTTTGTAAAAACCAAGCATTAAAATCAGCATTACTAAAATCGGTTGATTTACTTGAAGATGGAATGTTTGATGATATTAGACTTCAAATTGATAACGCATTAAAAGCAGGGCAAGACAAGAATATAGGACACGAATATCTTAAAGACGTAGAATCCCGTTATAAAGAAGAGGACCGTCAAGTAATACCTACTCCTTGGCCAATTATTAATGAAAAACTAATGGGAGGTTTAGGTGGAGGTGATTTTGGTCTAATATTTGGTTCACCTGGTGGAGGTAAATCATGGACTATGGTTGCCTTAGGTGCACATGCTGTAAAACTTGGTTTAAATGTTGTACATTATACACTAGAATTATCTGAAGGTTACGTAGGTAAGCGATATGATGCTCACTTTATTAATCAACCTGTCAATACAATTCATTTACATAAAGAAAAAATTAACAATTACCTAGAGAATTTAAAAGGTACTTTAACCATTAAAGAATATGCCCCAGGACAAGCCTCTATGTCAACAATAGAAGGCCACATAGCTAAAATAACTGATTTAGGTTATCCACCTGATATGGTTATTATAGATTATGTAGATTTACTTAAGAGCATGAGTAATGCTCGAGAAGAGAAGGAAAGATTAGATAACACTTATGTAGCTACTAAAGCTTTAGCACGATCTCTTAACATCCCAGTATGGTCTGTATCACAGGTTAACCGAGCAGGTGCAAGAGATGATGTGATTGAAGGAGATAAGGCAGCAGGATCATATAATAAAATTATGATTACAGACTTTTGTATGTCTTTATCTAGATTAGCTCAAGATAAGGAGAATGGAACAGGAAGATTTTTCTTAATGAAAAACAGATATGGTATGGATGGAATGACTTATCACGCTTCTATAGATGCTTCAACAGGTCACATAGAAATGGATGAAACCCCCAGAGAACTTCCAGACCCCTCATCATCTGCTAAACCAGCTTTTGCTAATGAGGTAACTCAACAAGACAAAGTCTCTCTATTCCAACTTTTTAATAAAGAACAAGAAGAAAAGTCTGAAGTTTAGTGATATATACTATAGTTATCGCCCCGTTTTTAAAAAAATAATTTATGAGAGACATTACCCAAGAAAGAGTTGTATATAAACCATTTGAATACCCAGAAGCACATGACTACTGGATGAAACAACAACAAGCACACTGGTTACATACTGAAGTGCCTATGATGTCTGATGTTAATGATTGGAAACAAAATTTAACTGAAACAGAAAAAAATATAATTGGTTCAATTCTAAAAGGGTTTGCCCAAACTGAAACTGTAGTAAATGATTACTGGACTAACTTAGTAACTTCTTGGTTTAGAAAACCAGAAATTATTAAAATGGGAGTTACGTTTGGTGCTTTTGAAACTATTCATGCAGAAGCTTATTCTTTATTAAATGAAGAATTAGGATTAGATGATTTTAGCGAGTTTCTAGAAGATGAAACTACAATGGCTAAAATTGAAAATTTAATGAATGTAAGAGATAACCATGATGGTACTGCTAATTGGTCTGAAAGAGCTAAATCATTAGCTATATTTTCAGCATTTACAGAAGGAGTAAATTTATTTAGTTCATTTGCTGTTTTACTTTCTTTTAAATTAAGAAATTTACTTAAAGGAGTAGGTCAAATAGTAGAGTGGAGTATCAGAGATGAATCATTACATTCAAACGCTGGTTGTTGGTTATTCAGAACACTATTGGAAGAAAAACCAGAGTTAAATACACCAGAACTAAGAGCTGAAATTGAAGAAGCAGCAAAATTATCTTTAAAACTAGAATTAGATTTTATTGATAAAGTATATGAGATGGGAGATTTAGATGGTTGCCCAAAATATGATTTAGTATCGTTTATTAAACATAGAGTTAATACTAAAATGAGTGATTTAGGTTATGGCGCTATAGTAAATGATATTGATCCTGATGCGATTCAAAGAATGAAATGGTTTGATTCGCTTTCAGCTGGAAAACAACACACAGATTTCTTTGCAAATCGTGTAACAAACTATAGTAAAGGTGCCCAAAATTGGGACGCAAATGATTTATTTTAATGGACGGAAATTTAATAGCAAACACTGATAACTGGGAAGCAGGTAAAGATTACCCTGCTTGGATGGATGAAATATCTTTAGCTACAATATCTAAAGGTTACCTACTACCAGGTGAAACACCTAAAAAAGCTTATAGAAGGGTAGCATCTGCTGCTGCTTCTAGACTTAAAAAACCAGAACTAGAAAATAAATTCTACAATTTAATGTGGAAAGGATGGCTAGGATTAGCTTCCCCTGTTTTATCTAATATGGGTACTGATAGAGGTTTACCTATTTCTTGTTTTGGAGTTGATACACCTGATTCTATTAGAGGAATTGGTTTAACAAATGCTGAATTAATGAAATTAACTTCTCAAGGTGGAGGAGTTGGTATTTCTGTTTCTCGAATCCGTCCTAGAGGAACAGCTATTACAGGTAATGGTAAATCAGAAGGTGTAGTACCATGGTGTAAAATTTATGATTCAGCAATCATTGCCACTAATCAAGGTTCAGTAAGACGAGGTGCTGCCTCAGTTAATTTAGATATTGAGCATCCTGATATTGAAGAATATCTACAAATTCGTAGACCAAAAGGTGATCCTAATAGACAATGTCTAAACTTACACCAGTGTGTAGTTGTAGGAGATAACTTTATGCGTAAACTAGAATCTAGAGATCAAGATGCTATGGGCTTATGGGCTGAAGTATTAAAATCTAGAATGGAAACGGGTGAGCCTTACATTATGTTTAAAGATAATGTAAATAAAAATAACCCCATTGCTTACATGATGAACAATTTAGATGTAAGCATGACAAATATTTGTACCGAGATTACATTATTTACAGATGAAGATCATAGTTTTATTTGTTGTTTATCATCTTTAAACTTAGCTAAATATGATGAGTGGAAAGACACTGATGCTGTAGAATTAGCAACATGGTTTTTAGATGGTGTAATGCAAGAATTTATAGATAAATCAAGTGGTAGAAATTCACTAATAAGAACCCATAATCATGCTAAAAAAGGTAGAGCATTAGGATTAGGAGTAATGGGTTGGCATACCTTCCTACAACAAAAAGGAATGCCATTTAATTCTATCGCCTCTACAGCATACACACACAATATTTTTTCAAATATTAAGAATAAAGCTGAAAAAGCTTCTAGAGATTTAGCTCAAGAATATGGAGAACCTATGTGGTGTAGAGGTACTGGAATGAGAAATACGCATTTACTTGCGATTGCTCCTACCGTATCGAATAGCGTTATTACTGGTGGCATTTCCGCTGGTATTGAGCCGTTACCCGCTAATATTTACACATTTAATGGTGCTAAAGGAACATTTATCCGTAAAAATAAAGTACTAGAGGCTATATTAGAAGAAAAAGGAAAAAATAAAGAGCAATATTGGGATCAAATGCTAGCTGATGGAGGATCAGTTCAAAATTTACCTGATGATGTTTTAAATCCTGAAGAAAAAGAATTATTTTTAACCTTCCCCGAAATCAATCAATTAGAATTGGTTAGACAAGCTGCAATTAGACAGCGTTATCTAGATCAAACACAATCATTAAATTTATCTTTTGATCCTAGTGATTCTCCAAAATGGATAAATCAAGTTCATATGGAGGCTTGGAAATTAGGAATCAAAACATTATATTATTTAAGAACAGATTCAGTTATAAAAGGAGACTTAGGCTCCCGACAAGCTGATTGTGTTAGCTGTGATGGCTAAATATTTACTAATGATTAATAGTAATAGTTATTTTTTTGTTTAATTTTAAAATTCATGTGTACATGAGAAATTTAATCAGTTTGCTGCTATTGTTGGTGGCAGGCCTGGGCTTTGCTCAAGAAACAGGTACTGATTCCAAAACCATCTTAGATGTTAATTTGGAAGAAGTTGTAGTTACTTCTCGTGTAATTGATGTTGCTAAAGAAAGAGAAACACCAATTGCCGTAAGTACTATTTCAGCACAAGAAGTGTTGTTAAAAGTAGGAAACCAAGAGTTCCCTGAAATTATGAACAAAACACCTGGTGTGTATGCGACAAAACAAGGAGGGGGATATGGTGATAGCCGAATTTCTCTTCGTGGATTTGATCAGCGAAACACATCATTTCTAATTAACGGTCAACCCGTTAATGATATGGAAAACGGTTGGGTGTATTGGTCGAATTGGCAAGGATTGACAGACGTGACGTCTAGCATCCAAATCCAACGTGGTCTAGGTGCCACTTCATTAGCAGTACCATCAGTAGGAGGTACTGTTTCTATTTTCACTAAAAGTGCTGAAAAAGCTCAAGGTGGATCCTTAACTCAAATGGTTGGTAACAATGGCTATATTAAAACTACAGCTATTTACAACACAGGAGTTAATGACAAAGGATGGTCTTCATCTTTCTTGTTAACTAAATGGTCTGGTAACGGATACATTTATAACACTTCAGGATCAGGATGGACTTACTTTGGAGCAGTAGGATACACACCCGAAGGTTCAGCGCATAGCTTGAACCTTTCTTTTTTAGGTGCGGGACAATGGCACCATCAAAGAGATGTTTGGGTTTCTATTCGTGACTATCAAAACTTCGGAGAAGAAGGAATTGATAGACGTTGGAACACAAACGGTGGTACTTTAAATGGTGAAGAATTTAACTTACGTAGAAACTTCTACAACAAACCACTAGCTACATTTAACTGGGATTGGGATATTTCAGATAATGTACAGTTGAACACTTCACTTTATGGTTCAGCTGGTAGAGGTGGAGGAACAGGTCCTCGTGGTAGAAACTACTATGATGGTGGAATTGATATTCTTCCTTTTAGAAAAGATCTTACAGAACATTATCTAGAAAATGGTAGAGGTACTCGTAATGCTGATGGTACAATTAACTATGACGCAATCGTAGCTCACAACTCACAATATCAAGTAGGTTCTAATAATGATGGAACGTATGCTCGTGATATTTTAGTACGTAGAGCTTCTATGAACTCTCATAACTGGATTGGTGCAATTTCAAAATTAAACATCCAAAAAGGTAAAATGAGATACTCTTTAGGAGTAGATTTACGTAACTACACTGGATACCATTACAGAGCATTGAACAACCTAATGGGACTTCAGCAATATGCTTCTACAGGTAATGATAACTTAGGTACTCAATTATATGGATCTTCTGATTTAGTAGTAGCTAAACCATTCCAAAATACTAATATTGATGATGATCAAGCTAAAATCGATTATTACAATATTGGATTTGTAAAATGGGCAGGAGTTAACGGGTTAGTAGAATATGCTGGAGATAATGTAACTGCAGTATTACAAGCTGGTTTATCTAATCAACAATTCCAGAGAGAAGATAGATTTAACAATACAGATAACCCTATCTCAGATAAAGCTAACTTAGGTGGTGGATAT